CTCGTAAGAAAGAAGACATGGACGTTGATGTAGTGGATGAAATAATTGATAACGAGGAGATACCGTTTGAATGAAACATCCATCTGAAATAGCTTTGCATCAATACCTTGATGATGCCACTAACGGAAAGTCCTCTATGTCTGCCAAAACCATAGCAGGTATAAAGAAAGACATAGGGGAAGCTCTCAAGCGTCAGTTTGGCAGCCGTACAAAGCGTAGGAAGTTTCAGCTAAGAATGTCCAACGTAGGTAGACCGTCTTGTCAACTCTGGTTTGAAAAGAATCAGCCAGAAAAGTCAGACCCTCTACCTACAACATTCGTAATGAATATGATGTTGG